TCATCGCCCTCTTCGTCAATAAATTCGTCTTTTTTGAATCTTGGGCATCCGAGATATTTCATTACAGACACGGAGTATTCTTCGCTCAGTTGTTTTAGAGGATCAGTGTCTAAGTAAGATTTTACGAAATTGCCTTGCTTGTCTTTCACCACAAAATACTCGAAAGGGAATTTATATGAACAATGCCACATTTTTGATCCATCTTTTTTAAGTTGACCGGGGCGTTCTGCTCTACCACATTGAAGATTTTTACAAAATCCTTCTTCTTTGGACGGGTAGCCTTGGTCAATGGCAAAGTTGGAAATGGCTTCTGTGTAATCAAAATTATTTATTTGATTAAAAAACTTTGGCAATTTACTTTCAAATTCTTGAAGCTCTTGTTCTGAGAATTCCATGACAATCTCTGGGTCGTCTGGGAATTTTAGAAATAAAAATTTAACCTTGACTTTTTTTAACTTGGGCCAAATCTTTTTAGCTGCTAATACATAAGACTTTGCTTGAACATTGTTGTGTAAGTCTTCTCCTTCAAATTTTCTTTTACTGGTTTTATAGTCTGTTATAATTGCTTCAGTGCCTTTTTTATAAAAAACAGTTTTGTCTATAAACCCAATCATACGGTATTCTGGGTCTTGGCTTTCCAACTTAAAATCCGTTTCAGCTATTGGATGAGTACCTCCTTTGCCTAAGAAGTCTTCATTGATCCCAACAAGAATCATTTGGTCGCACAATTCAAAATGATCCTCATCTGGATCGTTAAGCAGCCCAAACTTGTTCAAATACTTGCAGACCATTCTTTCTACAGCTTTAGAAGCGGTTATGGTTTGCTTTTTAGCTATAATTTTCAGATGTTTCAAGTGCCTTTTATTTGTAAGGCACTCAAGAACTGCGTGGCATGTTGTCCCTCTATCTGCCCCAGAATTTCCTTCGTCTGGAAGCTTTAGAACGTATGAGCAGTAGTATTTCCAACTACAGCCTTTTAGAGTCTTTATTCTTGATGCTGATAGATATTTTTTGTCTTGAGCCATTCTTTTATTTCCTCTTCATTCATTTCTCCAAAGTCGTTCTTTGTAGGAAGAGCTATTAAAATTTGCTCTTTATCGAAAAACTTTATTAACTTAAAATACAATTTTTTAGCAGCTTGATTGCCAGCTTGGTTTTCGTCATTATTGAACGATATGTATATCTTATCTAAATCCATTCTAATGAACAAATTTAATAAAGCGTTGTTGATGTCTAGGCCGAATGTAACTGCTGTGTTTTTTACTCCTGCTTGCCAAAGCGAGAGCATGTCTCCGACACTTTCAACTAAGATTATTGACTTAGCCTTTAAAACATGATCTTTATTGAAAAACAAAGGGTAAACCCATTTGGACTTGTCCCCCAAATGTTTCCATTTTGCTTTTTTATTGCCTATCAAATCTCTTCCGGTGAATCCAACTATTTGCTTTTTCGAATTAAAAATAGGAAGAACGTATCTATCTTTCATTCTTCCATTAGAAGCAACGCCTCCCTCAAATATAGAGACGGTTTCTTCTTTTATATTTCGAGTAGCCCAATAAGAATGGTCTTTTTCTAGTTTACAAAGAAGTTCCTTTGGGAATATTTTAAGCTCTTCTAGTTTTTCTTTTTCGATTCCAGAGGCTTCTGTCTGCCAATCTTTATTTTTAAGATACTCTTCTGTTTTAAGATCGTCTAAGCCAAGGGTTATTTTTACTAGCTTATCGAATGATCCGTGTTGACTCGTCTTAAAATCGTACCAATAACCAGTATCTTTTTTGATACTTAACACGTTGTCGCTGTCCGAATCTCTGTATAAAGGTTTTGTTCGGAACTCTTTTCCAACATCCCTCAACTTGTATCCAAGCGAGGATAAAATTTCTTTTACATCAGCCAAGGGTTTCCTCCAATTCGTCTATAGGCTCGCTTATGTCTACGTGTCCATTTTCAAACTGAACAATATCTCTCAAAGATCCGCGTTCAATTACTGTAAAGTTCTCGATGTTAAAGTTCAAAAAATTCAAGCACCACCTTTCTACTTGAGTAGGTTCTCCCCGAACCATTTCTTCAACTCTTCTCCTTACAAGGTCTTGGTGGCCAGCAGCATCCTTTCCTTGAAAACGAGTTTTGGTTGGAACAAGCTTGTGGGTGCCAAACTGTTCTCCGTCTATGGCTATTTCATCCAGCGTCTTTCTGCGAAAGATAGCTACGAAACTAGCGAACCACTGTAAGCGATCAGACAAAGCGATAGCGGAGCTATCATCAACCAATTCAGATCCTCTCCTGTTTTGATTTTCTCCAGAACGATTCATTTGAATCGCAGTGAAAAGTGGAGCTTGGATTTCTTCAGATATTTTTTTAAGCTTATCGACCTTATCTCCAATAGCTTGATGCTCCCCCCAGTTTTGACCGACTTTCTCGCCGGTCATTTTAACATAATCATAGATGATCATGCACTTATCTCCCTTTTTGATATGTTTAATGTGCCATCTTCTGATAACAGAAATAATTTCATCAATGTCTTTATTGCCGGATTGAAAGTGGAAAAATTTAGAAGATTTGAATTTACTAAAGCTATCTTCTACTTTTTTCTTGTATTCGTCATGGTTTTTCCAATTTCCAGTTTCGAGATACCATAGTGGAACGCCGGACAAAGAAGCTGCAAGTCTGAATTTTTGTTCAGTGGTGCTCATCTCTGTATCCAAATATAAAACATAGCAATCGTTTATTTCTGAGACTTTCATTCCCAAAGTCATTAGGAATGTAGATTTTCCTTGTCCCGGCCTTGATGCAATCGCATACAAATTTCCAGCCCTGAGTCCTCCATACATTCTATTGAATTCTGGGAATGGGGTTTCTAGCCCAGTATCTGTAGATGGATTTTCTGAAATCTCTAAAATTTGTTTTTGTAAGCCGGAAAATATGTCTTCTGGAGCTTCGTTTAAGTCAAATTTAAGAGCGGTTGAGTTATAAATCGAGTCTGATTCGGAAATGATTTTATCAATTTCTTCGTTGCCAGACTTTGAAACAGATGCTTTAGCTTTGTCTAGCGTAGAACAAAGTTGACGCTTGATTGAAAGCTTTTTGATTTCTTGAGCAGCTTCTACTGTAGCCTTTTTAGAAGGCTTGATAAAACATATGCTCTCAATATATGAAGGAATGTCGCTTATATCTGAAAACGATAATCCCAAATTTTCAACTTTTTGACCAAGGATGATTTGATCAACCCGCTCTCCTTTGATAAGTTTCTCACGAACAAGCTTGAAAATTGTTTCGTGAATTTTAAAGTAAAAATCTTTTTCAGAAATGCAAGCATCTACTTCTGCGAAAACTTCTGGATTTTTAATGGCTCCAGATAAAACATGTCTTTCAAGTTTTTGGGAATACAGACTCGTCATCTATCATCAATATGTTGCTTTTTTTTGTAAAGTCAAGCAACTTCGTCGTCTTCTCCAGAGTTTTGAGAAGTAGCCTCAGAAAGTGCTACTTGGTAGTTTATGTTCTGGAAAGTTTTACTACAAATATCTATATAGTTTTGCAGAGCAAGCGCGGACATTGAATCGTCAAAATTAGAAAAAATTTGAGGATTTCTGTCTATATCAAAGTTAAATAAAATAAAACCGCCGTTTGAGCATTCATTTATTTGCTCAAGGACAGATTTTGGAAACACAAATTTCTCCACAAAAATATTTTACACGTTTTAAAGAAAAATCTCAAACTTATCTTCGAACCATTCTTTGGATAAATTTTTCATATCCTTTTGGTATATCTCTATTACCTTAAAATTGTTGGCTTCAAGCCACTCGTATTTTTCTGCATCTCTTGAAATTGAATTTAAATAAATTTCTCTTGAGTTTGCATGGAAAAACTTGTTGAATTTTATATGTTGATCTCCGTGAACTTCGACGGCTTGCATTCTTGAAGCGTTTAGAATATCGACTTTAAGTTTTGTTCCATATACTGGAAATTCTTCATACACAACGCAGCCTTTCCAAAAGTCGAATAAAAAATCTTTTACTCGTTTTTGCATTTTGGACCTAGAGGGAGCGTCCCAATTTATAATGTATGGACTGACATTTTTTTTAACAAGTCTTCCTTTGATGTTATAAAGTCTCATGCAAAGGTTGCTTTAAAATGCTCGTAATAATATTGAACTAGGTCTTTTCTTTCTGAGAGATAAGCAAGAGCCTTTGCTTCGCCTTGGAACTGCTTCTCAACATCTTTTATTCCAGCTTTTTCGAGTTGAACAAGAGCCTCTTCATCAAACTTAAACCACGCGCCGCTTTTATTTAAAAAGCCGAACTGCTGTAGTACTTGTAAAACCTCATATTCTACCCAAACAGTGTTGCCTCCTTTTGTGCCGTATCTCACGGGATAGCTGATGGTTTTATTTGTTTTTTCATTTGGACTTTTCTTGAAGCTTATCCTGCAAAAATGGCCGATAATTTCTCCTTTGGGATCAGCATCACTAGCCTCAGATTTTGCGCCCCTAATTCTACAGCTTTCAATGTTTTTGTCCATGAACTCGAAAATCCAATCAGAATAGTGCAGGCCAGCATTTCCGCCAGAACTCTGCGTGATGTTATTTGGATCTTTCTTTTCGTATTGGTTCAATTGAATCTTGCTTCTGTTTTGATGGATCAGAATACAAATATGACCCAGTTTGCCAAGTTTTAGGGTCATTCGCTTTAAAAATTCAGACGTAAGCAATGCTCCACCAGCAACCTTGACAGCTTCTTGAGTTCCTTTTTCGAGATCCTCTTTTCTAATACAGCCGTCTACACTGTCAATTATGAAAAAGTATCTAGTATTTTCTGGGTTGTTGTTCACAAGTTCGCGCATCGTGTCGATGACAACCTCATAAACATTCGTTTCTACAACGTAAAGCTTGTCTTGATCGAGGCCATGCCTTTCAAGCATTTTTTTACTCAAACGACCTTCGGCTTTGAAGTATACAACAAATCCATTTTCAACAGTTTCTTGGTGGTTTTTGGCAAAAGTTAAAGCACAAGAAGTTTTTCCAGACTCGGTTCCTCCAGAAAATCTAGCAAGACCGGGACCGAGTCCGCCTTCCATTTCAATATCGAGTTTTAAACTGCCACTAGAAACTTTATAATCAATTTCTTCAACAAAATTATAAACGTGATCCTTTTTGTCTTTCTGCTTTAGGATACTATCAAGCTTATCTTTTACATTTTTCATAATTCGTACTTTTTAATCTGTGTTTCTAAGAATTTTTTTCCAGATCCTTGAAAAAAGAAACTGAGAGTTTTTATTTTTAATTCTGGATTGTCCGCTACTATCTGGCTCCATAGTTTCGGCCTTTTATATTCTGCTAAAAGCTTTTTAGCGTTCATCAACTCCGCTTCCGTTTCCTGTAGATCGAAAATTTTGATTAATTGCCTACAGGAATCAGGATAGGTTTTAGTCAGAATTTTTGGTCTTTGTTTAACTACGGGCAAACTATTCAAGCCTAGCTTGAGAATTTGACACATAGCTATGTTTTTTTCTATTTCAAAGTATGATTTAGCGACGGCTTCATCCATCAAGCCTGTATCTTTATCGTAGTAAAGTTCAGTTTGAAGAAGCTTGTCTTTCTGAACAGAAAGAGAACTTTCAACAGAAAATAAAAGGTGATTTACTTGAACGGTTGACTCGCCTTTTACGTATGAAAGAAACTTAGCAGCTTGTTGTCGTGTGACTATCTCGTAATCAGGCATGGTTCTCGATGTCATATAATACCATCGACTCTACCAATTTGTCAAATGAAATTTTTGGTTTCCACCCAAGTTCTTCGCGGATTGGGGTTGAATCACCCAAAAGAAGATCGACTTCTGCTGGTCTGTAAAATTCTGGATTTATTCTAACAAGAGTTTGATGGTTCATCATGAACGTTTCCTTTACTCCTTCTCCTCGCCAAGAACCGTTGATCCCAGCTACAGCAAAAGCTTTCTCTACAAATTCCCTTATGCTGTGCGTTTCTCCGCTTGCTAGAATATAATCTTTTGGAGAATCTTGATTAAGCATCAACCAAGCTCCTTCTACAAAGTCTCTTGAATCTGACCAGTCTCTTCTCGCATCGAGATTTCCAAGCTCGATAGGAGCAATGTAAAACTCGCTTCCAAGAGCCAAACTTTTATCAATATCATTCTTTATTCTTGCTACGCCTTTAGAAATTTTACGAGTAACGAAGTAGTCTTGACGCCTACTTGATTCGTGATTAAAAAAGATGCCATGAACAGCATAAAGGCTAAAAGACTCTCTATAGACCTTTACAAGCTGCCTGCAAGCCACCTTGGAGGCTCCGTAGGGACTTCGGGCTTTAGCGGGGTGGCTTATGTCTTGGGGGGAGTAGAAAACGTCTCCAAACTCTTCTGACGAGCCAGCAGAATAGAGTCTACATGATGGTGTATGAGTCTTAATAGCCTCCAAGATGTGCAAGGTACCCATTGCATTGGTTGTAAAATGCAATACGGGCATCTCCCATGAGTCTT